CAGTGCTGAACCGATCAAAACTGTGCGGCGAGCCGTGGTATGCCTTGATACCCTTACGGATCTGAGACGCGGCAGGCACAAATGGCACAACACCGGCAGCACTTAGAATATAGTTTGGTATGTTTCTGGACTCAGGATCGCGCATGTACATGTCAACGTCAGCGGCCAGACCCGTAACATCTCCGACCACAGGAACAGGGCTTGTGATCAACGCAGCAGCGTCTAGCGGGGACATCTGGTCATCAGCACCGTATCCAATGTTTAGAGGTTCGCCGGTAGAGTATGGACCCCTGTCCATTACTTCAGAGTATCGTTCTGGTTGTTTAGCCGTTAGCAGTTGCTTGGCTAACTCTGCCATTGATATTGCCATCAGTAGTCCTGCGGATTGAGATAGAAATGCTTGCCCGGTATCAGCGCGTCTACGCCGCCCGCTCGCATTGTTTTTTTGGTATCCGCTATCCTGTTTAACATTTCCTGTAGCGCCTCTTCCTCTGACAAGCCCACCAAATCATAACCGACCAGATTGTTCATGCGGTCGATGTATTGGGTTCTGGGATCTCTGCCGCTTAGATACTCTTGGCCCTGCTGCAAATACTCTTTGCCCTGCAACATGCCGCGAATGATGGGCGAGTCACCGTACCTGTACGCCAACAGACCGTGATTAATCGCGTTGAACAAGTCACCAGACCGGCCCTCGCTGTCTATGCGTTCACGCTCATCTATCAGCCCTGCGTCAACATTCCTGTTAATAAACTCAGCCGCAACGTTTTGTATGTCTTTTTGCGCGGACCTGTCGATGCCTGCCATCTCACCGGCCTCATCGATAACAGAGTAAATTCCCCTATCAACCCTTCTAGGTATTGATGCGAGGAATTCTTGTATTGGATTAGAAGCCATTTAGGTGTTCCACTGTGAATACGCTTGTATGTTTTTAAGAGTCCCTGATCATATCTTGTAGCAGCCTCGCGCTCTTGACCGACCGCTCTTCTGACTCAGTCTCAACGCGCAGGTTCTCCTGCTCGATACCCGCCAGTGTCTCTAGCGTTCTGGCCTGCTCTAGATCCGTACTCGCGCCGGTCTCAAGCACCCTAGCCTGTTGCAACTCAGCGTCAGCAATCGTCTTAACAACGTCAGCCCTAGCCTTCGCAGCCTTGGCCGTGGCCTCTTCTGCCGCAGCCTGCAAGAATATCGCGTTGGGATCTGGCTGCTGATTCTGCATCGCCATCATCAACTCTTCCGCTTCCGCTTCTGTGGGCTGAACAACGCCCATCTTCAACAGTTTCTGCCTGAAGTAGTCGCGCACATCAGAGATGCCTTCGCCCTCCATGTTCATCATCGCCATCGCGCCCAATACACTTTGCATTTCGGGATCCGCAGTAATCTGCATCATGCCGGTTAATGCCCTGACTGTGGCCTGCTTCTTGGTGCTAGAGCTTGGGCCAACCTCAACGTCAACGTCAAAGGTAGCCTTCGTAAGATCATTCTCCATGATGACCTCGCCCATCTCGCTAATGGCGGGTTGCATCAGGGTGACGCTGTCAACCGTCTCAGTCATGTCGATGATCTTCATCTTGCGCTCATCTTCGACGTAAACGTCCTTCGCCATACTCAACCAGACCTCACCACAACGGCGCATAGCCTTGGAAAAGTTAGACATGTAAATGAACGTCTGCATATCCAATCTGGTCTGTATCAGCTCGACAGCCTTGCCAGAGATGTTTGAGGCAATCTCTTCGCCACCAGTTTGGTTGCCCATTATCTGCATCATGTCTGTTTCAGTAATCTGCAACAACGCGGCCATAGCCGGTGGGATTTGGGGTGGCTTAGTGTAGCCAACCGGACCAGAAACAGCCTGATTACCGTTCGCGTCAGTGATCGGGTTTACCAACATGTACGGATAGTCTTTCAGGTTGTCCTCAGACCACATGACCTGATGACCGGCTACCTGCTCTGGGGTCAAAATAGGTTTCTCAACGGTACTCAGTGCGGATATTTCTGCCAGCTTACTGATTTGCATGTTCTTCAGGCGCTGCGCGTCCTTAGCCAATCTAACGTGGCCCATGCACCGCTCGATGTTGTCAACGAACCATCGCTTGCCAAATACTGGGATAATCGGGATGCACTTGCCCGCAATGTAGCCGCAGTCTTCGAGAATCTTCGAGCCGGACATGATGTACTTGTGCACCATCTTCTTTTTGACGCGCTTCTGCCGGACCTCAACAGTGCCAACAGCCGCGAGCATTTCTTCTAGCGACTCGTCTTCCCTGAAATCGTGCGTAGTGTAACGCTCCTCAGTACCGGCCAAATTCTCAAATATCCTGACGGTCTCGCCAACCTCTTCGACCCGGTAGTATTCGGCAACGTAAACAACGTCAGGCGTTAGCCAATCAAACTCATACTGATGTACAGTCTTCGGCCAACTTGCAGGGTCATCGCCGTACTCTTCCAGATAGCTGTCATAAGTAAGTGAGCTAATGACGAAACAGACCTTCGCGTCAGCCTTGTCCTGTCTCTTTGCGTCAAGATCAAACCAGACACTGCTGTCAGCGTCATAGATTGGCTCGATCAGGATCCTCTGGCGCTCGTCTTCGTCGTTCTCGTGATCTTCGTAGTCAGCCCGTAGCCGCCACGCACCAAAACCACCACCGACTGCCTCCTCAAAGGCGTTGTCGTAGGCTTCATTAGCGATAGAATCTTTCTCATCAGCGCGATACAGGCCATCGCAAGTGTCAGCTAACTTGTCGTTTGGCGTACCATCCTTGCTAGTGAAGTCAACAGTAACCCGATTATTGCGGTACTCGTTGATGATTCTCATGACCGAAAGAGCAATCTTGTTTACTTCGAGTCTAGGCTTATTCTCGTACTGATCTAGGAGGTTTCCCTCCCACTGAGCGCCATTGATCGAGTAGAACCGTCGATCCTCTAAACATTGCAGTCGTTCGTCTCTGAGTGCGCTCTGAATTCGGTCGAATTCGCCTAGCGCGTCATTGTGAACGTCCGATAATCTTTGCTCGTTTGTTCTTCTAGCCATAGGAATGTCCTGATTGTCAAGCGTATTATCTACCAACGATTGGCAGTTGGCAACGGCACAAAGTCAGTGACCGGAGTGGATGGGTTCGCCCGGCGCACACCTTCGCATGCATATCTGAGCGCGTCGATAACGTGATTCTTCTTGTCTTCTAGTATCGGCAGCACCTGATTAGTAGCCGGATCGGTCTTGTAGCTGTACAGCATCAGTTCGTCAATCGTGTGAACGCAGCGAGGATGCACGATGATATCGTAGGATTTTAGCCACTCGATACCCTCCTCGACGGACTTTGGACCCTTGATGGCGCCCATAATCTTTGGAAACCCGTTCTTCCGCATGTGAGAGATCGTCTCTGGCCGCGCAGAGTCAGCCACAATGGGCCATCGCTCAGAGTCTGGTATCTGCATGAACAGGTCAGGGGTATCAGTGATCTCGCACCCGACCATATACGCTTCATGATCAACGTAGAGGTTCCTGCCGATGATGTGACACCGGACCAGTACCGTTGGGTCTACGGCAAAACCCCAGTCAGCGCCTAGCCTATGCATCGCCTCTTCTGGTGCATCAAACTCCTCAATGCACCAGTTTCTAAACACTCTGCTCTGGCTGTTCTGCAAGTAAGCGCCCTTCCAGACATGCTGAAACTTGTCGGGGTCGCGGCGCTTGTCGTATTCCATTTCGTCAGCGAGAACATCAGGAAACCACGGATTGTCTTCGTAGTTGACCTCAATCACCGCGCTATGCGGTGGTGGATTGTCTCCGCGCAGCAGCCAGTTGACCGGGTCGTTCTCGTTTCTGGGATTCCATGTGAACCATATCTCGCTGTCAGGCTTCCGTATCGTCGGTCTCAGCAGGTCCAGAGATTGCTGACTTAGGCTTTGCGCTTCCTCAACCCACGCCCTGTCGTAGCCCTCAAGCGATTTAATGCTGTCTGCCGTGTGATTCTGCATCCCTTGGAAGATTATTCGCCCGTTTCCACGCTTTGACTTGATGACTGAGTCTTGGATCTCGAAAAACTCACCGGCGTTCAGCTCCTCGATCTTTAGTTCAAGCAGTCGTTTGACAGATTGGTTCAGAGACTTCTGGATCTCCCGCACACAGACCGATGACTGATTGGGGTTCATGATGTGTTCTTCGATCAACATCTCAGCGAACATGTGAGACTTGCCGCTGCCTCGACCGCCATACGCAGCCTTGTACCGGCAGGGTTCAAACAGGGGAAGCGCCCATTCAGGGGTCTGTATCTGCAATACGTTATTTTTTAACGATGACACGCTCAATTCTCTTGATTGCGACAGGGGACTCTTCGTTACCAGATAGTTCTAGCTTATCGCCATACTTCTTCGGGGCCATCTTACTGAGCAACCACTTGCGAGTATCAACCCGTAAACGCTGCTTCTGGACCATCGCATTGTCAATCTTGCCGCCCTCGAGGGGTTCTAACTCTTCGTCGGTAATGTTCATGATGTCATCAGCAATTGAATCAATCATATCCGCTCTAGCTCTCGCGTATTGGACGGATAGGTCTTCATCCTTATCAACCCAATCGTGAAACGTCTGCCTCGCTACGTCAGCAGTTGCCGCAGCCTTCCGCAAGCTGTTGCCCTTTCGCATCTCTTTCAGGACAATTTCTATCTTCTTGTCCTTAATCTCCTTTGGTATCGCCTTCATTGCTTGATCCCTTTTATCATTTCGTTTGCCTGAGCTGTTGACTCAATGCAGGCCCACTTACCGCCGTGTTCTATCCAGTAGTCCCTGAACTTTTCCTCACCAGCTGTCAGTCTTCTGGCGCTTGGCACTTTGCTGCCGTCCTTAATCTCGACCGCAACCGTGTGACCGGCGTATGTTACCAGTATATCAACAAAGTCAGGCAGTGAACTAACGTCCCTTACACCGCAGCCAAGTCTGATGAACTCATTCGCAATCTCGTGATGATTA